TCCCTACACAGAAGAAGAGAGAAAATGGCTAGACAGTTAAATGAACGCCAGCAAAAGTTTCTGGACGTACTCTTTGAAGAGGCAGGTGGTGATGTTGTTGCCGCAAAGAAACTGGCTGGCTATGCAGAATCATCTTCAACAACTGAAATTGTTCGTGGCTTGAAAGAAGAGATTCTTGAAGCCACACAAATGTACATGGCGCGTAATGCACCAAAAGCTGCACTTGCTATGGCAGGTGCGCTATATGACCCAACTGAACTTGGCATTCGTGATAAGATGGCTGCTGCAAAAGAATTACTTGACCGTACTGGTTTAATTAAAACAGAAAAGGTACAGGTAGAAGCAAGCGGCGGTGTTATGCTTATGCCACCTAAAGCAACAGTAGAAGAGGATGATGACTAATGGGAAGTAAAAATGAAAGAGATACATTTGCTGGTAAAAAAGCTGACCACATAAAATTAGCTAGAGAAATGGGTTTTTCCGAAAAAGAAATAGAAAGAATATTTGGTCCACTTCCTAAATCTTTGAAAAAAATGAATACAGGTGGTTTGGTTACAAAAAATTACGTTAATCCTGTAACTGTTGTAGACAATCGTAAAAGAAAATGACACGCAGTATAGGCAAATGGAAACTTCCACAGCCAACAGATATTAAAGAAGAAGATGAATGGGTACAGATACCACGCATAGCACGGACTGTACCATTTGGTTATAAACAAAACGAAGATGACCCCGACATACTTGACCCCATCAAAACTGAATTAGATTTATTGGAAAAGGCCAGACAGCACGTTAATCAATACTCATATCGTGAAGTAGCAAATTGGTTAAGCGCACAGACTGGCAGATACATATCTCACGTGGGATTAAGGAAACGGTTACAACATGAGCGACAGCGTAAGAACCAAGCTGCAAGCCTCCGCAAGTGGGCAAGCTATGCGCAAACGGCAATCGCCAAAGCGCAAGCCCTCGAAGAAGAAAGAACAGGCGCAACAAAAGCCAACGGTTGAAGTTAAAGAGGTTTCACGTGAATACGATAGCACCGCTATAGAAGAAACTGCTAACGTACTCTTTAAACCAAACCCCGGCCCACAAACAGATTTTCTTGCCGCATCGGAACGTGAAGTTCTCTACGGCGGCAGTGCAGGGGGCGGTAAGTCATACGCCATGCTTGCTGACCCACTGCGTTATATGGGGCATCCTGCTTTCAGTGGATTGCTACTCCGACACACAACAGAGGAGTTGCGAGAACTGATATTTAAATCGCAGGAATTGTATCCAAAAATCTGGCCCGGTATTAAGTGGTCAGAAAGAAAGATGCAGTGGACCGCGCCATCTGGCGCAAGGTTGTGGATGTCATACCTCGACAGAGATGATGATGTCTTGCGTTATCAGGGTCTAGCATTTAGCTGGATAGGCTTTGACGAACTGACACAATGGGCCACACCATATGCATGGAATTACATGCGAAGTCGTCTACGGTCCACTGCCCCTGATTTGCCCATCTTTATGAGGGCAACCACCAACCCCGGTGGTAGGGGGCATCATTGGGTTAAGAAGATGTTTATTGACCCAGCACCTTACAACAAAGCATTCGATGCAACGGATGTCGAAACTGGAGAAGTCTTACGGTATCCAGCTGGACATGAAAAAGCTGGTAAGCCTCTTTTCAAAAGGAGATTTATCCCTGCTCGTTTGTCTGATAACCCATACCTGTCAAGTGCAGGTGATTATGAAGCGATGCTTCTCTCACTCCCTGAACAGCAACGAAGGCAGCTGTTAGAGGGCGATTGGGATATTAAAGAAGGTGCAGCCTTTACAGAGTTTAATCGTGATATTCACGTTGTTGAGCCTTTCTCCATTCCTCATAATTGGGTTAAGTTTAGGGCTTGCGATTATGGTTATGGCAGCTATAGTGGCGTTTTGTGGTTTGCTGTCGCTCCTTCTGAACAACTTATTATTTATCGTGAACATTACGTTTCAAAAGTACTGGCAACAGATTTGGCAGACCAAATACTTGAACTCGAATCGGGCGATGGTAACATTAAGTATGGTGTTCTTGACAGTTCTCTTTGGCATAAGCGTGGGGATACTGGTCCTAGCCTCGCTGAACAAATGATTATGAAGGGTTGTCGTTGGCGACCGTCAGATAGAAGTCGTGGTAGTCGTGTTGCAGGTAAGAATGAAATACACCGTAGACTACAGATAGATGAATATACAGAGGAACCTAGACTTGTTTTCTTTAATAGTTGCACGAACATTATCTCCCAATTACCAGCGTTACCAATCGACAAGAAAAACCCAGAAGATATTGATACAACGTCTGAAGACCACTTGTATGACGCTCTTCGGTATGGTATAATGTCAAGACCACGGTTTAGTATATTTGATTATGACCCAATGGGTAGACCCGGTGGCGGTATGCGAGCAGCAGACGCAACCTTTGGATATTAAGGAACTTTCATATGGCTGAAGATGACAACATTATGATAGAAGATGATGCTATTTCTCTTGAAGATACAGAAGATAGTAATGTAGAAGATGTAGACGTTTCTAATATCATTGGCTTTATTCAAGAACGATATTCTCGTGCAGAAGACTATCGCTATCAAGATGAAGAGCGTTGGCTTAAAGCCTATCGTAATTATCGTGGCTTGTATGGTCCAGACGTACAGTTTACTGAAACTGAAAAGTCTCGTGTCTTTATTAAGATTACAAAAACAAAAACACTTGCAGCATATGGGCAGATTGTAGATGTATTATTTGCAAATAATAAATTTCCGTTATCCATTGAACCTACTGAACTTCCTGAAGGTGTAGTTGAAGATGTACACTTTGACCCACAAGAACCACCGCAGTTAGCTGGTCAACAACAACAAGAATTAGAAAGTCCTTATGGTTTTGCTGGCGATGGGCAAGAACTACCACCCGGTGCTACAGCAAAAACACTTATGGATAAGTTGGGTGTACTTCATGATAAACTTATGCCTATTGAAGATAAGTTGCGTGAAGGTGTAGGTAAAACGCCTACTGCTGTTACATTTAGCCCAGCAATGATTGCAGCTAAAAAGATGCAAAAGAAAATACATGACCAGCTTGAAGAGTCAGGTGCAAATAAACATTTACGCAACACCGCTTTTGAAATGTCTTTGTTTGGCACAGGCGTAATTAAAGGTCCATTTGCTATTGACAAAGAATATCCTAATTGGAATGAGGATGGTGAATACGAACCTGTATTTAAAACAGTGCCTGAAATTAGTCACGTATCTGTGTGGGATTTTTATCCAGACCCAGACGCAAACAATATGGATGAAGCACAGTTTGTTATTCAACGGCACAAAATGTCCCGTTCTCAATTACGCAATCTAAAGAAACGCCCATACTTTCGTGATGCAGTTATTGATGAAGCCATTCGCATGGGTGAAAATTACACCAAGAAATATTGGGAAGATGATTTGTCTGACTATGCACCAGAGCATGGCGTAGACCGCTTTGAAGTTCTTGAGTATTGGGGCATGGTAGATGTAGAAATGCTCCTTGACCAGAGTGTTGAAATACCAAAAGAACTGCAGGACTTCGATGAGTTGCAAGCAAACGTATGGATTTGTAATGGTAAATTAATTCGTATGGTATTAAATCCGTTTAAGCCAGCACGTATTCCTTATCATGCTGCGCCATATGAATTGAATCCATATTCATTTTTTGGCATTGGTATTGCTGAAAACATGGATGATACGCAGACACTAATGAATGGCTTTATGCGTATGGCTGTAGATAATGCTGTATTGTCAGGTAACTTGCTTATTGAGATTGATGAAACAAATCTAGTGCCGGGACAGGACTTGTCTGTATATCCGGGCAAAGTATTTCGTAGGCAAGGTGGCGCACCGGGACAGGCTATCTTTGGCACAAAATACCCTAACGTGTCTAGTGAAAACATGATGATGTTTGATAAGGCTCGTGTACTGGCAGATGAAAGCACAGGCTTCCCATCATTTGCACATGGACAAACTGGTGTATCAGGTGTAGGACGTACTGCTAGTGGTATCTCTATGCTAATGAACGCTGCTGCTGGCGGCACAAAGAATGTTATTAAGAATGTAGATGATTATTTGCTTCGCCCATTAGGTGAAGGTTTCTTCCGCTTTAATATGCAGTTTGATTTTGACCCGTCTATTAAAGGCGACTTGGAAGTAAAGGCACGTGGTACAGAAAGCCTAATGGCAAATGAAGTACGTAGCCAGCGTTTGATGCAATTCTTGCAAGTAGCAAGTAATCCTGCTCTTGCTCCATTTGCAAAGTTCCCATACATTGTAAGGGAGATTGCAAAGTCAATGGACCTTGACCCCGATAAAGTAACCAACAATATGAATGAAGCCGCGTTGCAAGCTGAAATACTCAAGGGTTTCCAGCAACCAGCAGAACAACCAGCTGAAGGACAGCCACAAGCACCTGCAGGAGCAGATGTAATGGACCCAACAGGAGTAGGTGGTGGAAATATGGGTGTAGGCATGGCTCCTACTCCGGGTGAACAAGGATTTAGTGCAAACAATGGACAAACAGATATTGAGCAAACTCAAGCCGCTGGTGGGCAACAACCGCCAATGGGAAACATTCAATAGTTATATTGATGCGCTTATAGAGCAACAACACAAAGCATTAGAACAATCTGATAATACAATTATGATGTATCGTGCGCAAGGTGCAACAGCTGCTCTACGTAGACTTAAATTGTTACGTGACGAGGTAAACAACAATGGCTAATAAACAGATGGATTTATTTGACGAAGGTGGCCTTATGCAAGAAGGCGGCACAGTAGACCCAGTATCTGGTAATGATGTACCAATAGGTTCTACACAAGAAGAAGTACGTGACGACATTCCTGCACAATTAAGCGAAGGCGAATTTGTTATGCCAGCTGATGTAGTACGCTATCATGGTCTTGACAAGATGATGGCACTACGTGATGAAGCCAAGATGGGGCTTGCTCGTATGGAAGCAATGGGTCAAATGGGCAATAGTGAAGAAGCTATTATTCCAGACGGTGTGCCGTTTAATATGGATGACCTTGACATTGACTATGATGAAGGTCCAATGGAAATGCAGGTTGGTGGTTATGTACCTAATCAACAGCAACCTTATGGTATTTATCAACAACCACCGGGATATGGTACTGGTACTATTCCTTCACAGTTTTCACAATATAGTCAGACTATCCAACCAGCTTCACAGTTTCAGCCATTTGGTGGTGGACAATCTCAACAGACACAAGGTGCGCAGGGATACTTACCTGCATTCTATAATGTACCTCAAATGACAGGCACACAACCGGGATATACATTTGGTCAACTAATGCCAACTGTTGGTGGCGTATCAGAAACACGTGAGTATAGAAATGAGGCAGGGCAAGTATTATATATTCCATTTGTAAATGGTCAGCCTGTGTATCCAATCCCAGAAGGCTATACAGAGTATACACCAGAAGATATCTCACAACCTACAGATGAAGTACAGCAAGCTGTTGAAACTACAACCGTTACCGATAGAGGAAGAGATGGTTTAGAAAATACACAAGCAAGTACTGTTTCAAGCCAACAAATGAGTGGTATTACAACTAATTTAGGTGTTACGGGTTCAAGAGGTGGTAATGTTGCTGGTCTAGTAACTGCACTTGGATTTATAGCAAATCCTGTAGGTACTGCTATTGGGTTAGCTGGCTCAAAAGCATTAGAAGCATTAGATATCGAAGTGCCTAGTATTTCTGAAGCAATAGCTGAACTTGCTGATGTAGAACCTACGGCTGTAGAAGATTTATCACCAGCACAACAAGCAGCACGGGCAAAAGCCGAACAAGTAACAGGAACATCTTTATCAGGTTATGTAGGTACACAAACAGGTGATATTGACCCTGTAACTGGCGGTGTATTTGGCAACTCTGGTATAGCAATAGATACTAATACAGGTTTTGCTGCACAAACACCACAAGGAACAACGAGTTTTGGTAGTGTAAATGCTGCTACAAATGCTGCTCAAGCAGCTATAGGTTCTGGTTATGTAGGTGGATTGCCTAGTGCTGCACAATTTAGTGCATTGTCACCTCAAGGTAAAGCAAATGCAGCAACCCATATTAGTACTTTAGCAGATATTACTAATGACCCATCGTTGTCTAACTCTCAAACTACACAAGGAGCAATTGCTACTATATTTGGCGATGAAGCATCTACAGTATCTCCTGCACAAATGGCACAAGCCGAACAAACACTTACAAATGCTATGGTAAATCATATGCAAGAACAGAATATGTTTTCAGCATTAGCATCTCCTACAGAACAAGCAGCAGCAGCACAAGCTATGGCTGGTTTAACTAATCCAGCACAAGCTATGGCAGAGGGCGTTAGCGTAAGTGATTTTAGTAGTCCTACAGCAGCAGCACAAGCAGGTATCGGATATTCATCTTATGGTGAAGATGGTCAACCTACTGGTGCAGCACCACAAGGTTCGCAGGTTAGTACGACAGGCTCATTCTCTACCCCAAGCGATAGCGTTAGCGGCGGTTCTGTATCAGGCAGTACAGGTGGAGAGTTTGGAGAAGGTTCTCATCCCGGTGAAGAAGGCGGCCCATCTGGTGGCGGCGGTGGCGATGGCGGTCGTGTTATTTGTACTGAATTACACGCACAAGGTTTACTAAATTCTGATTTATATGCTTTAGATGTTGAATACACAAAAACTTATATTTCAGATACCACTATTCGTGGATATCATTATTGGGCAATTCCTTTAGTAAAACAAATGCGTAAAAGTAATAGAATAACAAAAGTGTGTAAGTATTTTGCAGAATTACGTGCTAATGAAATTGCACATATTATGCAACCTACAAAATATACTAAAACATCTTTATGGGGTAAAGTGGTAAAAAATGTAGGTGAAACTTTTTGTTATGGTTTAGGTTTATTTGTAAATTCTACGGATTGGACAAGTCTATATAAAAAGGATGTAGTATAATGGAAATTAATATAGAACGTGCTTATGAAGAGTATGCTAAACTTACAGACGAAGAAAAAGAAATAGTACGTAGGTTTATGAATAGTGAGTTACGTAGTATTATTATTAAAGTATTTGGTCCTGAACTAGATGCTGCTCTTGGTAGCTTTATGCTTCCACTAGCAGAACGTGGCAGAGGTCTAGCCGCACGTACATAGACCTATTAACTGGCTTACCCATCCCCCCAACATGGCTACGGTGGCCCCAGAAGGAGAAAATAGAATGGCAGAGAATGCTATTATGGCTGAAGAAATGCAGTCACCAAAAAAAGTAGCGTTTGCAAATCGTAAATATACTAACGAAGAAAAACGCAAAATGGAAGAAGAAGAACTGGAGCAATTGCTCAAAGAACAACGTGGTGAAACAGAAGAAACTACTGAAGAACCACAGGAAGCTGAACCAACTAACGCAGAAGAAAAAACATTTAAGAAGCGTTATGGTGACCTGCGTAGACATATGCAGGATAAAGAAAAAGAGTTTCAAACACAGATTGATGTACTTAAAAAACAACTGGATAGTGCTTCACGTAAAGAAATTAAACTGCCCAAGTCAGATGAAGACATTGAATCGTGGGCATCTAAATATCCAGATGTAGCAGCTATTGTAGAAACTATTGCTATTAAGAAAGCACGAGAGCAAGCAAAAACTCTTGAAGAGCGAATGAAAGCAGTAGATGAAATGCAATACAGTGCAAAGAAAGAAAAAGCTGAAGCAGAACTGATGCGTCTGCATCCTGACTTTAACGAAATTCGTGACAGTGATGACTTTCACGAGTGGGCTGAAGACCAGCCTAAATGGGTACAGGATGCATTATATGAAAATGACAATGATGCACGTTCTGCTGCACGAGCAATTGACCTGTATAAAGCTGATAGAGGAATGTCAAATAAAAAATCCTCATTAGGTAAAGATGCAGCAAAATCAGTTGATACACGTAACTCACGTAGCAAGCCACAAGAAAATGAAGCATCTACGTATTTACGTGAATCTCAAGTTCAAAAGATGTCACCTCAAGAATATGAGAAGATGTCTGATGAAATCATGGAAGCTATTCGTACAGGAAAGTTTATCTATGATATATCTGGCTCCGCTAGATAATTTACAAAAAAAGTGTTGACAACTAGTTAATTGTAAGTATAACTATAGTCAACATTAGTGTAGGTAGGCTTGCTATCTGCCTACACAATTACACAAACATAACCATTGTCTTACGGATTACCTGACGAACATGGCCCGTTGACTATCTGGTAGGCCAACTAGATAAGATACGCACCCATAGTGAATCAGCCTCTGATTAGTCTGGTGAGTTTGTATCTGTTTTAATGCCAAATAGGAGATAATATCATGGCTTTTAATACCGCAGCCGGGTATGGTAATCTTCCTAACGGTAATTTTTCACCCGTCATTTACAGCAAACAGGTGCAACTTGCTTTCCGCAAGGCCGCTGTTTGTGAAGCAATCACCAACTCCGATTACTTCGGTGAGATTGCAGCAATGGGTGATTCCGTTAAGATTATTAAGGAACCCGAAATCACAGTTAAGGCTTACGCCCGTGGTACAACCATCACGCCGCAAGACCTTGATGACGAAGACTTCAGCCTGACCATTGACAAAGCTAACTACTTTGCATTTAAGGTTGATGACATTGAAGAGGCACACTCACACGTAAACTTCCAGTCATTGGCAAGTGACCGTGCTGCGTATCGCCTTGCTGACCAGTTTGACCAAGACGTTCTTGGCTACCTTGCTGGTTTCACACAGTCTGCTCTTCACGGTGCGCCAGACACTGTTAACACCACTGTTAACGGTACAAAGGCTGTCGCAACTGCTGGTTCAGACGAACTGCTTTCAAGCATGAAGCTGGACGCATCTGACTTTAACAACGGTACGCCGGGTGAAGCAATTGCTATCCTGC